GAGTTCTGCCAAATTGGAATGGTCCAGACGTTCACCAGAAACATCAATAAACTAGCCAAGCCCGACGTGATCCTTGTTGATGAAGCACATCACGCTTTGGCAAAGACTTACGTTAAAGTATTGGACGCTTTTCCTGAAGCCGTCAAACTGCTGTTTACGGCAACGCCCGTCAGAATGGGGCGGCTGCAGCTCGATCAGATTGCAACTGACATCGTAGAAGGGAAGCAGATACAGGAACTGATGGATATCGGTTTTCTTGCTCCGTTCCGCTATTTTGCCCGCAAAAAAATCGATGACGACAAGCTTAAAAAATCGTCAACGGGTGATTTTACGGTTGGATCAATGACGGATGCCATCGAGGGTGGCATCTATCAAGCGGTCGTGAGCGAGTACCGTAAACGGGTTGACGGAAAGCAGGCGGTGGTTTACTGGTTCAGCGTACAGACGGCCAAGCTATGTGCGCAAGTGTTCAGGGATGCGGGGATATCCGCTGAAGAGATAGACGGCGACACGCCGCCGGATGTCAGAGACCGGATAGTCAATGATTTTCGAGACGGTAAGGTCAAGATCCTGACGAACGTTAACCTGTTCACGGAGGGAATCGACTTGCCGAACGTCGATTGTGTGATTATGGCAAGGCCTACCCAGTCGCTGGCGTTGTTTTTACAGTTTGCGATGCGGTGCCTGAATCCAAGAGATGGGAAGACAGCAACGATTATCGATATGGTCGGCAACTGGGAACGCCACGGCTTGCCGTCAGAAGAACGGGACTGGGCAGAAATGATGCACACCAAAGCAAGGCGACAGAAAAACGTCGATGGCCCGACCGTTTGTCAGTGTCCTGAGTGCATGGCGGTTTGGAACACGAAAGCCGTTCGGGAGAACGACAACACGTGTCTTGATCCGTTTTGCAAATATAATCCTGTTATTCCGCCACCTAAGCGGGGAATACACGTTGCTGAAGGTGAGATTGAAGAAATTGACACTGCTGAGCAGAAAAGGAGGAAATTCGCCGAGAAGTATATGAAGCAGCAGATAAAGAACAATCTGGGCGATAAAGACCAGTGGGAGCTGCAAAACTACCGAGAGTGTCTGCAATACGCAGCACTCAAAGGTTGGAAGAGAGGATGGGCCTATCACTGGGCAAAAGATCATAACTTGCCGGGATTGCCGGTACGACGATAAAGGAGGAATTTTTATGGGTATTTTACCTGAAGACAAACCATGTCAGCCTAAGAAAGAGCCGCACAACTTCTTTGTGTACGGCGCAACAATGAGCGGGAAAAGCTATTTTACAAGCTTCTTCCCGCATCCGTTGGTGCTCAACACTGACGGAAATTCGGAGCAGGGCACTGCCCCGAGCATTCAGATCAGAAATGTGCGTGACGAACGAGGAAACTTAAAATCAAGCTGCATTCAGCAGTTAGACGAAATCGTAACGGCACTTCAGCAACCAAACTGTACATTCCAGACGGTGATCGTTGACGTAATCGACGATATTTGCGTCATGATCGAGCAGGCAATCTGCTTGAAGAACCACGTTCAGTCGCTTGGAGATATCGGATACGCACGAGGATACACGGCATTCAATGCAGTCCTGCAACAGTTCGTAATGGATTTGAAGGCACTGAACCAAGACGTCATCTACATCAGCCGTGAGCTAGCGCTTGTCGATGAAAAAACGGGCGCAACATCAAAAGTACCTAGTCTTAAAACTAAGTATTATAACATTGTGAATGGCAACTGTGATTTGGTCATTCATACGGAAAAGTTTGGGAAGAACGTTTACCGACGTTCAGTGACGGATTACCGTCAGGTTTATAAAGCAGAAGACATTAAAAATGAGCGTGTCCGGAAACTGTTAAATTCAGTTGAGGGTATGTTCCAGGATAAATAACTAGGAGGAAAAAAATATGAGTTTACAAGACGTAGCTAACGGAATTATGAAGAGTGGTTGGAACGCAAAAAAAGACAGTGCTAATGACGGGTTTGACAACCTCAAGCCGGGAACGTATGAGGTCATGCTTGACAAGGTTAACCATGCTGCTTTTCCAAGCGGATACGAATGCATTAATTTCAGCTTCCAGGTAATTGCCGGTGCTGACGCAGGGCGCAAGGAATTTGTACACGTCAACCTTGCCGACAAGAAAAAAGACGGATCACCAATGCCGGACTTCGTTGTATCGAAAAACATCAAGCTGCTTTTCAAAATCGCAGCACTGAGCGAATTACAGTTGACGCCTGATGATTTGGCGGGGGATGAAACCGGCATTTATGAGCGGGTGGTTGCCAAATTCAACGCAGGGCATGAAGGGCAGGTCATGCAGATGAAGATTACGGAATCCCCAAACAAAAAGGACCCGTCAAGCCCGTACCGCAATTATGATTTCGCTGAATCAGACATCAAGGTAGAACAAGCGGAAGCACCGCAAGATCCGTTTGCTAATGCCGCAGACAACATTGACGATAGCGATTTGCCATTCTAGCAAAAACGAAGGCCAGTAAGCATGAAACTGCTGGACGGGTGGGATGCCCGTTATGCGAGGTGAGATAATGGAAAATCTAGTTAATTATGCCGTGAGTTATGCAGAGCGTGGTTTTTACGTAATCCCAACAATCGGCAAGAAGCCACTTAAGAAGTTTGCCGGATTGCCGGCAATGACACCGGATGAAATCAAAGCATTTTGGAACAAGCATCCGTATGCAAACATTGCATTGAAAACCGATAAATTCTTCGTTGTTGACATCGACCGCCACGCTGACGGGGCAGACGGGGTTGAGGAAATCAGAAAAACAGGGCATCCGGAGTGGTTCAAGGATACGCTGGCACAACGTACGGCGCATAATGGTTTTCAGTATTTCTTCAAAAAGCCGGCCGATGTCAAGATACAGCAGAACATTGCTTTTCTGCCTGGTGTTGACATCAAAGCACACGTCAACAACTATGTGGTAGTCGCACCTAGCCAAATCGATGGCAAACCGTATGCTTGGATCAGCAAAACGGGCGTTATGAGAGAACCCGACCAAGGCTTGCTTGATTTAATCAAAGAAAAATCAGTGCGGGTTGCACCTCAGGCAAACTTTGCAGGAAGTTTTGGGGGCAAAACGCAGACTACACAGCTGTTTGAGCAAATCATAACCGGCCTGGGCGAGACCGGAGGGCGCAACAATGCGTTAACCGTGTTTGTCGGTGGCTTACTCCGGCGCAACGTTGACCCTCAGATAGCCTATAATCTTGCTTTGCTCGCTAACGAAAACACTGAACACTCTTTGAGCGAAGCGGAAGTTGAGCGAACCGTGCAGAGCATTATCACGGCAGAATTAAGGCGAAGAGAGGAGGGAGGTTCTTGAAACTAATCAAAAGCGATGATGCAGAAAAATTGAAGGAATTTCAGGACAGCAAATCGCCTTTTCTGGTTGACTTGAAAGGCCATATCAAGCGCAACTCGATTTTTAACATCAAAGTGATTTTGGAAATGGATCCTTTGCTGGAAGGGATGTTCAAGTACAACGAGTACACCGAATGCGTCGAAGTTGTCAAAGATTGCCCTGAACTGCATATCGCCAAAGGTTTTGTGCGTGACGGGTATGTCGATTCGATTGCGTGCTACATCGAAAGCAGCGCAAAGTATCAGCACGTTTTGTTTGATCAGTTGCGAATCAGAACCGCAATCGAACAGGTAGCGTACAACAACGGGTACAATCCGCTGAAGATGTACATGGAAGAAGCCGCTGAGAAGTGGGACGGCAAAGACAGGCTGACTACCGTTTTTTGCGATTTTTTAGGAGCTGAAAGAAGAGAAGAAGTGATTCTTTCGACAAAAATGTTTTTTTACGGAGGAGTTGCTAAGATTTTTGATCCTTCCGTTAAATTTGATTTCGTGCTTGATTTGGTCGGCGGGCAAGGCGCAGGCAAAACATCATTCTGGCAAAATATCGCTCCGCTTGGATATTATACCGATCAGTTTTACACGTTTACCGATAAAGATGATTTTTCGGTTATGCGAAAGGCGCTGATCGTCAACGATGACGAAATGACCGCCACCAGGAAGGCATCGTTTGAAGAATTGAAACGGTTTG